TTAGGTTATCTGTGTCCATAAAACAGGCCCGCATAGTCCGAACAATTGCTAAAGGAATTACATGATGCCGTTGGATAGAAAAGGTCGTCTGTCCACACCTACGACAGGTTCCCATCATAGAATCACCGATTACAAGCTTCTGTGAACTTTTTCCACATCTCTTTTGAACACTCTTCGGAACACATAGGGGCTCCAAAATCCATATCGCAAAAAGTTGTTAGGCTCCCGCAAATACAACATTTTTCAAGTACGTGATGTTTAAAGATTCCTGTGTGAGGAATCTCCTCTAACCAGTTTATGTCAGGAACAACGTCTTCATATCTCGCCATCAGATCCCTCTATGAGCATTTCCCACAGACGATCATATTCCAAATCGATCATCCGCGCGTTAAAATCGTCGATCTCCTCTTGCGAATATTCCCGAAGAACAAGATAACTCGGTCCATAGTCCTCGTGATAAATCCCTTTGATATCCCATTTTGTTTTATCTTCAGTAATTACGTGGTCTATAACCGGAATATCAACTTCGATCAATACCCATTTAGTACATTTTAGTATATCTAGGTCAGAATCTTCTTTTATCTTAAGTCCGTGATCGCAGCTCACATGACAGGAAAAGTTCTCTGGTTCCTCATCGCTGTTATATCCTGGGTCAGAGTCATGTTCGCTAACTACATCTCCCGGCTTATATGTGTGTAACATACATGCGCCAGATTTTGTCTGAAAGCCAGTTACGATCCTGCCACAATAGGGACAAGGAACTTCGATATCTATATAATCAAACATTCCCACTGTTATCAACTCCTCACCAATTGTTCCAAATTCCTCTAAAATTAAAAACCTGATAACCCACTAAAAATAAGAGAGTTTGTGCCCAGTTCTGGTCTAAATAAAACCCATATCCTATAAGTGCGTTTGAAACCACCCAGATTATGTAGCCCCATTTCCGGCTATTTCTTTTTCCACTAGAAGCTAGAGATGCCCCCAGAAGAGAGAGAAGAGTTACAAACCAGGGATATAAAGCTATTAAGTTCATATGAGTCAGCAGTCAAGAAAATTATATTTTGTTCCGGAGATGATTCTTGCAACTGTTAGAAAGTATTCAGGACTCTCCTTATCCAAGTAACCCATCCTCTTTTAGGTTTTGGATATCTTTCTTGGAGACACCATGTTCAAGAAGCATGGCTTCCGTCCTCTCCCCGGAACACTTCGAGACTTCTACCGCGCACTTAAAACCTTTTCCTTCCCTCCGAGGGCAGTTTAGATCAGAACAAAGACGCATAAAAATAGCTCACACAGAGTTTCTATTGAAATAATGTGTTTTATGTTTACGGCTACACGTTCATCCGGAAAAGTAACTAAATCCAGCCCATTTTTATTAGCTTCCTCCACTCTCTTTAAAAATTCTCCAACTTTTAGGGCGGGTGAAAAATAACTCTCCCCATTGCTCATAAAAACTTGAACTCCCATTTATACTCAACTCCTCACTTCATCGCGAAACAATCGCCATTTGTATTATACGGGTCCCAGGCATAAGGACAGTCTTCTTTGCTCACGCATTTCCCGCAGGTGTAATTTAGTTCATTAAAAGCTCCGGTCCCGGCGCAGATAAAGCATGGGTCAAAAGGTTCTCTTTTGCCAGCACCATAACAAAACAAGCAGGGTTTCATACCAAACTCCTCCTCACCGTGCGCCGCTGATATTTGCGCTTCGGTTTAAGTTCTTCATCAGAATCGTTAGAATCCGTTCTCAGAATTCCTTTAACTGGGGCGTGAGGGATATACCCATCCTTTGGGACTAATTCGTTCTCAAACCGTCCTCTATTCAATGTAGAGTTAATAGTAATTAAACCTTCCGCTACAAGTTCGTGAAGGGCTTTGGAAATCTTTTCTGTGGCCTTGAAAGATCTGTTTTCAAATAAGGTGTCGCAGGTTACAATTCTGCGCTTGTTTTTCTTCTGGATGTATTTGTAGATTTTGAGGGAAAAAGGAGAAATAGACCTCTCATTTGGAGAATGAGAGGGATCGTTCTCCTGCGGAGAGGACATTACTTAAAAACCCTCCTGGGGAACTCGAATTCACGGCGAGTACGGTTCCAATTATCTACTACTGAAAAATATCCAATTATTCTTGTTACATATTGAGTTATTTCGTCTCCACATTCAGGACATTTTGTTAAATTTCCACAAATACTTGTATGTCCATTTTTACAAGTTCCGAATCCGTAATTTATTGCCAAATGTGAAACTCCGTTTTCAACAGAATACTCAATTAGGTGTTTCATTACTGTCGGATCTGTAATTTTTTCAGAAACATTAAGGTGGAGAATTCCTCCGCCAGATAATATCTCCATGAATTTTCCAGTAGTAATAATCCTTTCTGGTAAAGAAACGTCCTCTATCAGAGGGATATATTGATTGCTATACAACTCAAACGGAACTTTTTCATCTCCAAAGAAAACCTTGTCTTTTTGACAAAGCTTTGATGCTACTGACTCACCTGGAATTTCTTCTACATTAAAACTGTGTCCGGTTTCTACGCTCGACTTTCTGGCAAATTCTTCTATATAATTTAAAGCTTCTGTAGTAAATTCTGTTCCTTCTTCAGAGGTTATATCGAATCCCATCAATTTATTTGTTTCTGAAACTCCGATAATGCCAATGGTAGAAAATAAGTGGTTAAGGGTAAACCATCCGAGAGGTTTAAAAAACCTTAAGAATCCTCTGTCTACTCTTCTTTGGAGAATTTCTTCCCGATGAATCTGTAATAAATCACGAGCAGATTCTAACACAATGTCAAGTTCGGCGTAAAACTTTTTCTGGTCTCCTTCGGCTTTTAACGCGAGCCTCGGAAGATTTAAGGTAACAACTCTGTGTGAACCTATCTGGACCCCCCCGTTGCCCAGCGTATCCGCCTTGAATTGCATTCTCGATGAGTCGTTGACAAGTCTGCAACAACTACTAATCTTAAAACCATCATTAATATATATGTTAAATACTCCCTTTTCTAGATTCACTTTGGAAACAAAATCGAGAAAATCTCTGTCAATTATCTTTTTATCTTCAGAGACACATAAATTCATAGTGCAAATAGGGAAGCGATATGGTAATCCGCTTGCGGGGTCGCCCTTAGCAAACCATTCAGCAAAAATTTTCTGAATATGCATTATATATTCAAAGTCCGGTTTAGACCCGTCCGGATAAACATGATTCCCAAAAACTTTTTCTAGGTTTGGACGATCAAATAAGCTAAAATTCGTGAACGGAGACTGTCCTCCGATTCTAAAAGCGTTATTAAGGATATGAATTAATTTTTGGTAGTCATCGATAATCCTTTTATCTGACAAATTTTCTTTCTTTGAGTACCAGGCGTAATTTACAAAAATGTCTCCCAATGCCAAAGCCCCACAAAAAATTTGCGAGCAATCCATTACTACCTCGGCTGCTTGCGATATAAACGAGTCCGCCCTTTTAGGAGGAAGACTGTGTAAAGACCCATAAGGCCGTCCTTCGATCATTATCATGGTGGTGCTCATGGCAAAACAATATGGTTGTTGTACCCCTATTCCGCTTGCGTCATGAAAATAAAGGTCTCCGATTAGAATAGATCTCAATAAGTCGTTTGCTCTCTTTAGTCCAAACCTTTTCGTTGCATATCTATGTATTAAATAATAACCCTCAATTTTTTGAATTCCTCGGACAATCTCGCTCCCATAATTATTGGGTGATATCCCCTCGTTTGCGTTTGCGTTACTATCAATAGTCATATTTGACAATTTCTCGGTAAAATACGCATGTGACATCAACCCGACATCAAGATGTTTTTCGGAAATTCCTTCTATGTCGAGTAATTTTGCTCCATAAATAGAATCATTAATATAGTCATAAAGGCAATCAAATTCGTGGCTTAAGGTTAAATTGAAATACATTCTATCACTCTCGTCTTTGTTTAAATAACTTGATAATGGGGTTCCGGCGTTTTTTATGTCCAGTCTTTCGTTCGCAGTGGAATTCTCCATCTTGATAATATCTTCAAGTCCTGCAATTCTAAGATTTTCTGCGGGATATTGGTCAAAAAATTTCAATAACTTAACTTTGGCATCCATTCGTAAATAACCCTTAATCTCAAGATACATATTTTCTTTAGGAAAATATATGTCTGGAGTATAGGTGCAGTCCCCCAAACTAAAAGTTTTGGGTTCATACAAATAATCTATATTTCGTTCTGTGAGTAAGTTTATTACTCTTTTCTCATAGGAAGACCGCATATACACTCGCTCGCCATTTGGCAGATTAATCCATTCTCCGTGCGTCCTATATACTTTCCCAAAAGCAGGATTCTTCTCTCCAGTGTTTCTAGACGCCGGATGGTCCCTACCTTTTCTTCCAAACATAGAGGCTTTTTCTCCAACGTGCTCTTTATTAGTTTTAGAAACCAGCTCGCTTCGAAGACATCCGCACGATCTCGTTGTACCGTTTTTAAGATTTTGGCTAACTACGTAAGTAGTCTTTCCGCAGTCACAGAGACATTCCCACAAAATTTTTTCAAAACGAGTGCCAGAACGCCCCATAATTAATAACCTCCCGAACCGCTTTCCGGTTAGGTCGTATTTAGGGTTTGTTTTTGGCAATTATTTTTCACTTCCTGATAACTCGCTGATTACTGCTGGCAGGGAATCCCCCAGTTTTCAACTCTTCCACATAGGGTCCATCAACTATAATGTCAAAAAGGTCCCGAAGTTCAGGCTTAATTTCCTCATATTTTCGACCAGTATAAAGCACCTTGGGAAGATCCACCTTAGATGTAATCTCGCACAAGGCTTCTGGTTGCTCCAGAGGGTCCCCGCCCGTACAAACAATTCCTCTATGAAAATCCTTGTGACTATTAGCGATCCGGATAATCTCATCAGTGTCCATTTCCTCCCCGCCCGCTGCGTCTTGGAGCGAGGGGTTGTGGCATGAAGGGCACTTTAGAGTACATCCTTGGAAAAATATACACAGCGCCGGACTATATTCCAGGCCATCGATACAGCTATCAGTAATTCCTGCACAACGAAATTTCATAGAATTAAACCTTCCTAAAAGTGGATGAACCGCTAAAAGTGGGCAAACCAAGAATTAGACTTTAAAGTTTATAAAGTTTGCGAGCCGAAAGACTCATCAGAGTCTTGAGGGCCGAAGATTCGAAGAATCCGAGGAGGGGATCGAAGATTCCGAGGCTGAGGATTCCGCAGAATTCGAGGTCAAAGATTCGAAGAATCCGAGGAGGGGATCGAAGATTTCGAAGGAATTAATCTTCTGGAGAATAGGTTCCGATCTTAACCAATCTAGTGTCCGCAATACCCGAATGTATCAATTCGGGTTCATGTCCATCAGGACAAATAGGCCAGTCTTCTCTTGCTAGAATAATTCCAAACAAATGCCTGGGATAATCAAAGAACACGTTTAAAACCGTGGCCCCTTCGCAATCCTTGACCT